TTGCCGATTGCCAGCACACGTGCCCAACGGACTGTTTGAGTCTCAGTGAGGATGATCAGGCGCTCGGGAGTCGGAATGCGCTCTACCTGCAATCTGTTTTTCATCGGTTGAATCATTCGTCTGATTTCCCATAGTAATTTCCACCTACCGGCTTAGGATCAAAGTTGCTAGGGGGTACCCTGTTCTTAAAACCCCGACATGAATAACAAATGGAGGTCGCATCAGACTCGCGCCCCTGGAACTTTTCTCCACATTTCAAACACATCACGCCCGTTAGATCCAGTGCAGGTACTAAAACTCATTTGGCCCTCGCTAGATTCTTCAGTGGCACCACTTTCTCTCCGGCCTTGAGCTTGTACATGCCGCCCTTCTTGATCGTCTTGGTCTTCTTGAGCTTGTCAAAGCTACCTCGGAATATAGGCCGCTCGGGAGTTGCAATAGGCTGCTGCATCCCAGGATTTCCCATTACTGTAGGTGGTGGAGCGCCTGTTGGTTGTACGCCAATTCCGGGGCTTGGCTGATACGGCTGCGGAGTGGCGATGGTTTGCCCGAATCCACCACCGAAGCCAGGACGCTCCATACCAGCATTAAGAGCCGGTCTGCCGCCTAAGAGGAACATTTAGACCTCACCAAACACGGACTACAAAGCCTTTCGCCTAGGTCTTTGCAATCCTCACAGCCGCAACGCTCTTGCTTGCCGCATTTAGGGCATACATGCGAATGACAGCCATTTACAGGAATCATCGCGCCCTCGCTAGAGAACTGAGCTTGACGCTCGGCTGGTATTCCTTCTTACCCTTCTTGGCTGCGCGTTTCTCGCTGAGCATAATGGCAACTGCCTGCTTCTGATTCGTGACCTTCGGCCCGGACTTACTGCCAGAATGTAAATCGCCGGATTTCCATTTATGCATTACTTCTGTGTACGGCATAGTTTGGTTCCTAGCTTGTTATCCATCCACTGCTCGACGTTAGCTAGACGCTTTTCAATCTCCTCTAGCCGATGCATCAGCCTCTTGATCTCGCATTCGTCCGCTTTAGGCAACTTCGCCCTCATGTTCGGGCATCTCCGCATTCTCAGCTAGGTTATTCGGCTCGGCTTTGCCGCCCATCTCTGTACCGTGAGCCTGCAAATGCTCGCCCAGCGTCTGGTGCGCGGCTATGAGCGTAGCCTGTGGAGGCATTTCGTGCTTGAAATTGCCGCCAGGATGCTGCATCTCAATGTGGCCGTGATATTTGCCGTACTTCTTGATGATGTGCGCGCCGATGACTTCAGGAGCGTGCTCTGCTGGTTCTGGTGCGCTTACGCTGATGGCTTCTTTGTGCATTGCTGTCTCCTAAGACATCCAGCTTTGAGCTACTTCATTGCCATACTGTCTAGGCGCTTCTGACTTCGGAAGCGGCCTAACGTCTGGTTGGAACGTCATCGCTAAAGCATCACCGCAATCGGGAGAGGCCAAGCCGCGCGCCTTCATATCTTCTTTAGACTCAAGCTGCACTTGCTCGTTGCTGGAAAAGAAATATTCTGGTGATGTAAGGTCAGTCTCCATCTCGGCGTCATCCGGTATTTCAGCACCAGCTTTGAGCCAATCGCGCATTCTCCCCCACATCTCAGTCCTACAGTTGCGATATGCCGCCGCGTTCTCGGCCTTCATGTTTGGTGTATATTCAAACAAGCGTTCTTTGTAGCCTCGAAAGCGAACCTGGTCGATTACCCCCGCTCCCACTCCTACAGCATCTATAATGCACGCATCTGGGTTATGATTTTTAATGGCCTCGATGAATCTTTCCGCTTGCTCTACTGTGTCCAGACCGCGCCACTTGGCCAGAATTGTAGCTTTCCGCCCTTGTCGCGCGAGTAAGACCGACTGATCATCCCCGAATCTCGCCACGTCCAGACTAAGAATCTTAGGCAGATTGGCAAATCCTTCAGCTTGATATTTCCGTGCCGCAGCAACGATGTCATTTGGAATAAACTGCGATGAACCAGCGCGTGGAAACTCGCCTCGTACCCGCACTCGCACGAAATCACTATCTTCGCCATAGTCAGCTATCCATTGCGCAATCTTAGCTTTGTTAGTGCCTTCGACATTGCGCGAGTCAATTTGGAAAGTAGTCCACCTGTGTTTACGGCTGCCGAAACACTCTCGGAAACGACCAGTATTCTGCGTCGGGTTGCCAAAGGCCAGCCAGATGATCTCTGTATTTTCATCGGTCAAGGCCCCCTCTGTTACTTCCCATACAGGCGCTGCAATGGAGCTGGCTTCGTCCATGATTACAACGATACGCTTACCCAGGTTGTGCAAACCCGCAAATGCTTCAGTGTTATTTTCGCTCCACGGGATCAGATCCAAACGCCAGGTACGTTCATGCCCTGGATCACGGACGGTAATGCTTGTGGCTTTCGTCTCAAACCAGTGAGCATTGATACCGAGCTTGAACCATTTCGTAATCTCGGGACCGGTCTTGGTGCTGAGCTGCGTTCCGGTGTTTGCTGTTACGATGATCTTACAGTCATCGCAAGTACTCATGGCCCAGTGGCAGACCATTGCTATCAGCGCTGATTTGCCAATTCCATGACCTGACGCAACAGCAATCTGGCAAGGGGTGTACCGGGAGGACTTGCCCTGTAGATGTCGGCCAATATGCTGCAGAATCTCTCGCTGCCAAGGTCTAACACCTTCACTGCTTGCGAGGACTCCTTCTTTCCAGCCGTAGGCGTATTTGGTGAAGCCGAGAGGGTCATCACTCATATCGCCGATGTCGCAGCGAAGCTCATACTCTGCATTCTCTGGCGTTAGCTGGGCTTGGGTGCTCAAGAAGCCTCTTTAAGCTGCCTACGCTTTGCTACAACCTCGGCCAAAGCAACGTCGATACTCATCTCAACTTCCTGTACCACACGACCTTCTATGCGCTCAGCGGCTTCTTTCAACAGCAGCACACCGGCCATGCCACGCGAGGTAAGTGTTTGCTTAATCTGTGCTTTCACAGACTCACGGGTTTCTGGGTCTAGAAGTAATTCTTCAAATATATCCGTAACAAGCGGTGGTTTTTTCGGTTTACCAGAAGGATTGCCAGATACACCTTTAGGCCACAGGCGTAAGTTGGCATTGCTGCGTTGGCGTGAATCGTTGGGGTCGGTAATGGCTAGTCGATCATAGTTCACACGCAATCTCCCTACACGACTACGCGCAGAGTGTCGTAGGTTTTTACGGGTTTGTCAAGAAGTTCCGCTTCCAAAGCAACAGAAAGTCATGAGCCTTGCCGTTGAGGATGTCACTTGTCGTGAACCTGAAGACCGTCCAGCCAAGGGCAGAAGCATGATTATACTTGTCGCAATCGTTCTGAAAGCCCGTGCCGGTCGTGTGCCGGGAGATTTGCCACGTTCCTCCTTCGCATTCGATCAGTAACATGGCCTTAGGGATAGCGTAATCTGATCTCCATCTACGAGTTGGCTCAAAGCGGTATTCTTTCTCTACTACTCCAACATGCAAAGCTCTAAGATCAGCACTGAGTATAATATCCATCTCAGACAAGCCGCTGCCTTTAGGTTGGTGGAGTTTCATGTTCTTTGGTTCATATCTCATATCTGCGCGAGAATGTCGGCCTCGTTCAACGCGCCGTCTCTCCCATGCGCCCATCTTTCCCTTTGAAATTCAACACTGATTCAAGCCATTGCATGTTATCACCCCTCCTTGGCGGCTGGCGGATAGTTTCCTAATGCAGCCTCGGCAGCATCAAGAGCTTTCGCTACCCTTACACGCTGTGCCCATGTTCTGCTGTTCATTATCGTGCCCAAAAGGTCTTTCGTGGCATCCGCTGATTCTTTCAGTATCGGGCGCAATTCATCTCTCTCATTTCGGATACAAGCAATGCAGTTATCGAATGGCCTCAGTTTCCCATCGGCGTCAAGATTCGCATGTACTGGACACAGTAAGCCATCTCCGCACTCTCCAGCGTGATTCTCTTCCAATTGGCAATACACTTCTCCAAGCATCCGACCGCAATGCGTCATTTTGCCTCCTGTTCGGCGCACTCTTGCGCCGCATCACTGAGCATCCTTCTCTGGGCCACGTAGTAACCCCCCTGTTACCTGCGAACTAGTTTCGTAAAACACAGCCACGTTTACCATACTCCAATCAATCGCCATACCAGCAGCATCCTCTATTTTTTGTTGCTGCTCAGTCAGATTCCTAAAAGTAGAAGGAGAACTAAATACGGTTTCTTGGAAAGGATGATCCTGGCACTTGTGATGATTCGTTCCACAAACCACGCAAAGTCCATTCATCTCGTATTCCTCCAAGCAACTACAGCAATTGCAAAAACGATTAGCACAGCAACAAAAATGTAGAACGCAAAGAACGCCAAGACGGGAACCCACCAAAGGTCAGGAAGCGTTGGGTACATTATCCTTCCCCTCCTTGGCGGCTGGCGGATTGGTCTTTCCTAACGCAGCCTCCAACGCATCGGCGCAGGAAGCTAAATTGTTAGAGTTGATAAACCTGCCATCTCGCGCAGCCTCCGCAGCAGCAAAGCGCCACTTAGTGATTAGCTCGCACAGTTCATCCGCTTCCTTCCGCTCAGGGTGGGCCAGCGCGTCGTAATCTTTATCGTTGTAGTCAGTGCGCTCGGGATGGTTCTTCAAAGAGCCATGCTTCCCTGTGAATCTTTTGTCGCCGTCAAGCTCGGGCTGTGATGCCGCTGCCTGCCGCGCCTCATCAAGATATTCTTCATAAGCGCCAAGATATTCTGGTAGTAAGTTCCCTGGAATCATCAGGGCACGTAGTCCATCTTTGCCATCCTCATGGCCGTTGCCGCCATGTATCAGCCAGTCCAATGCCTTCGCTTCACGTTGTTCGTCGCTTGGCGGGGCTAGAGGCTCTGTGGGCTGGGTCATTTCCTCTGCGCATTTCAGGCAGTCACCGAGAACATACCCGTGTGAGCATTGCCTCTCAACGTAGTCGCTCATTGTTCTCCTCCTTCCTGCTCGGTCCTTGCGCGCTTGCCTCGATTTCGTATTTTTGTCTTAGTGGCCTTGCGCCATGCGCGCTTCTCCTTCTCGGTCATCAACACCAAATTCCCTTCGCGATCCACGCTTTTCACTACATCGTAGCGCATCTTCGGCTTCCGGGCTTCACTCATCCCTTCCTCCTGTGTAAAATAGCTAACTGTCTGTTCTGAATTGCTGGCTCTTAGCTAGTTCTATCGCTCGCCCGAGTCGCTCGTAAGCTGGTTCAAGAATCCCTAGCGCGTCTTGTCTGTCCTGTTCGGTGCCTAAATCCTCTGCCAATCCCCACGCATCATCGAGCACCTGATTGAGCTTATCCCTTAGAACATCTTGATTTACCATCTTCATCTCTCCCTTGAGCATTTATAAATTCAGCCATCGCTTCGTACCACTTCGGCTGGTCGAACTGTGCTGGTAGGACCAAACTGTACTCCAATGGAATCGGTAGTAAGAGCTACTCGCAGAAATTCGTTACAGCTTTTGCACCTATAAACTGGTGGATTATCATTGGCATGCAAAGGCCCCTCTTGTAGAACCAAATTGGCATGTAAACAATCACTCATTAACAGGCTCCTCTGGTACAGAATCTTTCCTCATTTGGAAATACGTTACTAAAGCACCGACTGAAAGTCCTACTGCCAAGCCCAGAACAACTCCCCAAAAAAATATTACATCGAGAACGCTACTCACCCCTTCCTCCCTTTTTCAGATTCCGCGCTCGGCAAAAACAGTTCAAAACAATTCAAAAGCATGTGCGCGTGACTTCAGATTCCACTTCGCGCAAAGGCCAAGTCAACCCCTCGGCAATTCCTGCTGGCACTTCTCGCACTTCGGTACGTGTCCAGTTGCGTCCTCCAGCTTGCGGAGACGGGCGGTCAAGTTGAGAATGGTGTGCTCTTGGGTTTGAGACTGAGATCGCAGGGCCTTGATATTCGATTCAGCATTGCTCATCCGATTGCCCGCGTCTATTTTCAGTTGGCGAATCTCGTCCTGTGCTTCCTTGTCTTTCATTCCTTTTCTCCTTTGCTCCCGTTCGGCGGTCGATCCGGTTGAGTGGTCCAGCGAATTTGTTTTTCGGGATGTTGTGCGTTGTGACAGTCGCGGCAAAGAAGAATCAGATTGTCTAG